TAAAACACAACGGCGAACAAAACACACGGGTCAAGTGTGAACACTTTGTAAATCAGAAACAAACGCTGATGGATTGCCAGTGGTTTCAAAATACCATACCAAAACCAAAAGTGATTACTCAAGAACACAAAGTCAGGATCACTGACATAATCACGATCAAGGAAACGGTCAGCTGAACTAACAAGACAACCACAACTTGCAGCAGTTGCCATTGTACCGGCACCGCCGTGACAAATCACGTGTTCATAATCAAGCATCATTTCTGCATGGTCAGTCCTAGGTTCATGCTGGTAAACACTCGTTGAACGTGTCGACCAAATATCAAGCGGGTCAACATCAGGTAGAAAGACATCAGCATTGCTGCTGCTACCCATCGCGATCAAATACTTACGTTTCCGTTTATTTGACCCTACCTTCAACAGGGTTTCACCATTACACGATCGGGGAGCACAACCTCTGAAAGACCCAACTCGAAAGTCGGGGCAATTCACAGATGTGATCAACGTTGTGATCAAATTAAACACACGACCAATCATATTTTCCGATGATAATAGCCGGAATTGACACAACTGACTCGGGGGTGGTGCAAGATCAAAAGTCACTACATTGCGGAGGTGACCAACGCCACCTAATGGTGCAATCGCAACACAATCATCAGTTTTAACCCAATCACGTAAGGGACCAACTAATTCAGGCAAATAACGAGAACTCTTATAAAACTCGAAGTTCTCGACATGTGCTAATGCTGTCAAACCCTGTTCAGGGGTCAAACAATCATACTGATCACAGTCAATCCCTGCACGCTGCAGGAGGTTTGTGTAATACTTCATTGGTGTCACATCACCACGTGTCCCAAAAGTAAAGACACGGAAACGAGGTAAACCAAACATACAAGAACAATAGATGTATAACCCATAAAAGGCATCGGAAATCATGTCAACGAGGGTATCACCTCCGACACAATAACCAACAGGGCCTATTGTAAACAGGAAGCTGAGAATGACAGAAAGCCATTTCAGCCAGTATCCGCCAACGGGGCGGTCAAGGTAAACTTTGGGTATCGTCCAATTACTTGGAGGACCAACCAAATGGACAAAGGTGGGATCCGGTGAGAGTTTTCCTTTTCTCATGGATCCAATAGGACCACCTGGATCCCCAGGTCCGGGGTACGCAATGTGGAGTTTGTTGTTCCATGTTGTGACAACTAATCCACTTTTAACGTTGGAAGGGTCACGAAACACTTCCAACAACACTCTGTCAAACAAAGGATAACTACCTAAGTTTGGCGGGTTGCAAAACATACGACGATAACAATAACCAGGTACACACGCAAGGAAATCAGTCCCTACGTATTTTGCATCGTGGTACATACGACAACCCAGCCATATCCCTCCTGCAAGAAGGACAAGGGACACGTGTTCAACTATACGGAAAGAAACATCAGCAGGGGATGCGCTGACGTGTCTTAAACGTAACAAAATTACCATCGCGAATAAAATTCGGGAGCTGGTTTTAAGCTCCTGGAAAACCGGTGTTGGTACACCGGATTTACATCCTAGTGGTGCAACAGAAGTTGCGGGCAGATTTCCATCATACCTGTCATCAAGACCTGGTTCATGATGTTGCAGCATACTGCAATTAAATCCAGCGGCCAAGCTGGCGTCATGCTTTTCGGTTTGGAAACCGATGGCAGAGCCTCTCAGATTATTATATTCACTTATAACGGACATTATTCATGAGGCTTAAAACAGTTCTTACTAGTACTGCAAAACTAGTCAAAATCAAGAAGGAAATAAATCACTTCTATGACGTCGAGAAAAAGATATGTCAATAAAGGTACATGCAATAGCATGAGGCTTGGGAAAGCCGCGCCTAAATTTAAATATCGACGTAAAAGCAGGGTTTGATACCTGCATGTGAGATAACATGAAAAGTGGACCGAATAGTACGGGCACTCGTAACGCAATCTCTCACCTATCACACTGGTTTCCACACCAGTGAAAAGTTACTACTAAGGGCATTCTTCCAAAAGAAAGAAATTGTGACCCTCGGGTACAAAGTTGATTAATCTATTATTTCAAATTTTCGCTAAATAGACGAGTTGCCTGGGTTACAGACAAGTCAATCTAAATGCTATTTACTAAAACAGAAAAATGCTTTGATCCGAGCGCAATCGACAATTTCTAACAATCAAAAGAACCTAACAAAAGAGGCTCAATTAGTAGAAGAGCTTTTCAGGCTCGCTAGTCATACGACTTTCATTCCAAAAAGAAATGTATCAATACAACGTTACATATGGGGTTCGTGTGCACTTAACTTGAACAGCTTTACAGCAATAGCTCTAAGTCAGTCTGCACATGGTTATCTGATAAACCATATCTCCGCAGAGAAGTTCGGCATGTAGCTCGAACCACGATCCATATAATCTCACATCACGCGGGGTAAACATATTCGCAAAAGCGAAATAACACAAAAAGGCATTAAGCCATAAACAAATATACAAAATCGCATAGGCGATACACAAAATACGAATAACAGTACGAATACTGTCGTCACTATAAAGATCAATCAAGAAAGACGGGGGAATCCCTCTTTAAAAGATCATAGTAACATCGTAACAAAAAAAGCCATAATATCATGGCAGGAGTTGCTTCAAGCATAAGAAAACTATCATAAACTCCAACTGGACCAGGCACATATAAATGTGCCCG